TTGATGCAATAAAAGATTTCATACATTATGATTTTGCGACAGACAATCACTTTCAAGAATTAAAAGAAGGTGAGATTATAAGAGAAAGATTAGATATTCTCTCACAGGCTGAGTCATTTATTGGTAAATATTTTTCTGATGATTATATCAGAAAGCATGTACTTCGTTTTACAGACGATGATATTTCTAGAATACAGAAAGAAATAGATTCAGAAGGACATGATAGTGAAGAAGAAGAAGGAGATGACTACTAATGTCAGAAATAGCTAAACAAATAGTGGACCAAATAGAGTCCGGAAAATTACAAGATGCCCAGGATAGTATACATCAAGGTATCAAACAAAAGGCTGCTGACCAGGTCGACATGAAAAGAGTCGAAATGTCAGTTGATTGGACAAATGGCGAAAACTTGGGAACAGATAACAACTAGTCTTAATGAAGCGAAGTTTAAACTTCCCTCAGGACAGACTGAAGTTAAGAAGGCTACTGAAAAAGTAGGCGGTAAAACTCTGGACATAAGGTTTGGCGAAGATAAACGAGGCAAGATTCATGTTTATGTTAATACAGTCTCAATGGGAGACCCATACAGAAACATGAAAGAAGCTGAAAAAGAGATGAAGCATATAAAAATGGTAATGAAACAAATGAATGAAGACGACATCTCATTAAAGGAAATTTTAGGAGTTATAAATGAAACTAATATCTGAATTTGTTGATTACGCAATTGAACCAGTAATCGTAGAAGAAAACGAGAAAGGTGAAAAAGAATATTTCATCGAAGGTGTATTCATGCAGGCTGATATTAAAAACAGAAATGGCCGTGTATACCCTAAAGAAGTCATGAAAAAAGAAGTAGACCGATATTGCAGAGAGTTCGTAGAGAAAGGACGTGCATTCGGTGAGTTGGGACATCCAGATGGACCAACAATTAATTTAGACAAAGTATCTCACATGATAACAAAATTAGAAGAAGATGGCTCTAATTTCATGGGAAGAGCAAAGATTTTAAGCACTCCAAATGGTCAAATCGTAAGAAATTTGATTAATGATGGTGCAAAACTTGGCGTATCATCACGAGGTTTGGGTTCGCTCGAACAAAGAGGTGGTGCCCAATATGTTAAAGGCGATTTTCAACTTGCAACCGCAGCTGATATCGTTGCAGACCCCTCCGCACCTGAGGCCTTCGTTGAAGGAATCATGGAAGGTGTAGAATGGGTCTATGAGTCTGGTGTACTAAGAGCTAGAGATGTTGAAGTAATGCGTGATACTTTGCGTAATACCAAAATGAACAAACTCGAAGAAACCAAACTAAAAATGTGGAAAAAGTTCGTAGAGAACCTATAATATATAAATAAAAGAGTTAAGCTAAAACTCAAACAGGAGAAAAAAATGGCAGATTTAGAAAAATCCCTAGAACAAGCGATAGAAGAGGCTATGAAACAGCCGACTGATAAAGCTCAAAAAGGTGACTCAAAACCTGTTAAGCAAGGTTCATCCGACGCCGCCAAAATTGAAGGTGGTAAGGCTGAAGTCGTCAAACCAGAAGAAAATCCTGTTGACAAAGCAGTTGCATCAGTTAAGAGCGCAGAGAAAGGAACCAAAGAAGTTAGTGGCGACCCACAACAGAAAGGTGAATCCCCTGCCGAGAAGCAACCTAAGTTGAAGAATGTTAAAGAAGAAGAAGTATCTGAATCAGAGAAACCTTCTAAGATGCAAACTATCAAGGCTATGGTCAACGCAATGAAGGATATGAGTAAATCAGATTTACAAGCAATGCATTCTAAAATGGATGACAGTGAAGATGATGAAGACTCAAAAGAGGTTGACGAATCCTTGACTAAAGCAGAGATTGCGAGAAGCATCGTAGAATTCTTAAAGAATTCAGACGAAGAAACAGTCGAAGAAACTTACAATTCAATTATTGAAGCTAAGAAAGAAGAAGACGAAGACGAAGAAGATGAGGACGAAGATGAAGATGAGAAGGATGTTAAAGAATCCTCCGATATCGATTCCGACCTTGTTGAGATGGAAATAGAAGACGACCTATCTAAAATCTCAGAAGCACTTGACCTATCAGAAGAAAATTCTGAGAAAGCAAGAGTTATCTTTAAGGCTGCAGTTACTTCTAAAGTGGCAGAAATAAAAGAAGCGTTAGAAACAACTTATTCAAATAATTTAAAAACCTCAGTAGAAACTGTTAAAGGCGACCTAACGGAAGCAGTTGACAAGTATCTATCGTATTGTGCAGAAGAGTGGACGAAAGAAAACGAACTTGCTATAGAAAGAGGTTTGAGGTCAGAGATGACAGATAACTTTATTGATGGACTTAAAACATTGTTCGTAGAACATTATGTTGAGATTCCAGAAGATAAATACAATGTTATTGATGAACTCGCAAATCGTCTTGATGAGATGGAAGATAAACTAGACAACGAAGTATCTAAAAATATGGATGTTGTTCAAGAAAACGACCAACTCAAAAGAGGCAATGTGATAATTGAGGCCTGTAAAGACCTTACTGAATCACAAACAGAGAAGATGAATTCACTTGCAGAAGGTGTAGATTTCATTAGTGCTGAAGACTTTAGTGATAAAGTTCAAGAACTAAAGAATGCTTACTTTCCAAAAGATGGAAACATCGCTGAAGATACTGTAGTAGAAGAAGGAACTGGTGATTTCTCAGAAGAGAATGAAGTCAGACTTGACCCTGCAATGAATGCTTATACTTCAGCAATTAGTAAACTAAAACCTTTAGGATAATCTAAAGGTTTAATTAATAGGAAAAAACAAATGTTTTTATCAGAAAACTTACAAGAAAAGTGGAGCCCGATTCTAGAACACTCCGATTTACCAAAAATCGAAGACAACTACAAAAGAGCAGTCACAGCAGTAATTCTTGAGAACCAAGAGAAAGCCCTAAACGAAGATAGAGCTACTCTCTCAGAAGCTGCACCTATTAATGCTACTGGTTCTGCCATATCTAACTGGGATCCAATCCTAATTAGTTTAGTGCGTAGAGCCATGCCAAATCTCGTTGCTTACGACATTTGCGGTGTTCAACCGATGACTGGTCCTACAGGACTTATCTTTGCTATGAAAGCAAGATATAACGATTACCCAACTCAATCTGCTGACAGATTGAAACAGACAGAAGCTATGGGTGTACTTGAAGTACAACAAGCATCTGCTACTGCTGAAAATGCAGTTGCCGGCAACTATGCCGCTGTTGAAGGTGATCCATTTGCTAGTTCGAGTGCGTATGCTAACGCAACTCCTACTGGTATGAGCACAGCTACATCAGAAGCATTAGGCGACACAGGAACTAACGATTTCGCCGAAATGTCATTTACAATTGAGAAATCAACTGTAACTGCTGTATCTAGAGCATTAAAAGCCGAATACACACTCGAACTTGCACAAGACTTAAAAGCTATCCACGGTCTTGACGCTGAATCTGAGTTGGCAAACATCCTTTCTTCTGAAATCCTTGCTGAAATAAACAGGGAAGTAGTAAGAAACGTGAATATACAAGCTAAGACTGGTGCCACAGGCACTGCATCTGCTGGTACATTCAACTTAGATGTTGACGCTAACGGAAGATGGTCAGTTGAGAAGTTCAAAGGTTTGTTATTCCAAATCGAAAGAGAATCAAACGTAATTGCTAAAGAAACTCGTAGAGGTAAAGGTAACTTTATTCTATGTTCTTCAGACGTTGCATCTGCTCTTTCAATGGCAGGCGTATTAGATTACGCTCCAGCACTTTCAACTTCTTTGAATGTTGATGACACAGGCAATACATTTGCTGGTGTTCTTAACGGAAGAGTTAAAGTGTATATCGATCCATATGCTGGGTCTGATTACATGACAGTTGGTTATAGAGGTTCAAACCCATATGACGCTGGTATGTTCTATTGCCCTTACGTTCCATTACAAATGGTTCGTGCAGTTGGTGAGAACACATTCCAACCGAAAATTGGTTTTAAAACAAGATACGGAATGGTATCTAATCCTTTTGTTGGTGCTACACCTGCAAACGGAATGGCCACTGCTGGTACAAACCAATACTACAGAAAGATTGCAGTTTCAAACATCCTGTAAACTTAGTAGTTTCGAATTTATTCGAATTAAGAAGGGACTCTCAGAGTCCCTTTTTTTTAGCGTACTAAATACTACTGTACAATACAGTACGACACACACACGGAGAAAGTATGAACAATACACAACCTAAAAGTGGCTTTGAAATCAGAGCCGATTTACTTCAACAGAGTGAGAGTATACTCACTGGAAACATATATAGAAATAATGATTCTATCGTCCAACATAACGATAATTTCCCAAACGATAAGAAACCATTAGGTGACCAATTCGTTTCCACGGAAGATGTCATTTCAACTGCAAGACTTTTAAACGAGTTTGTAAACGAGAAGTAAAACTTTAGGGGACTTCGGTCCCCTTTTCACATAAATAGTATTATGGGTATAAAAACAGATATAAACAAATCGATACTAAACAGAAATAACTTTAGACTTCTAATAGATAAAGTTCCTACTGTAGAGTATTATGTAAGAACAGTAAACATACCAGGTGTTCAATTTGGTGAGACTGTTCAGTCAGCGGGTGTTGGTCTAGATGCATTCTTTCCAGGCGATAAGGCATCATTTGATACATTAGAAGTATCATTCTTAGTAGACGAAGACTTAGAGAACTTTGTTGAGATGTACAACTGGATAGACTCTATCGTACCCCTAAGTGACCCAAAACTATATGGCACATACACGGATACTGCCGTGACTAGAACGAATGTTCTTGCATCTATTGATAACGATAGAAATCAGTACTCAGATATAACACTAGTTATAAACACAAATAAAAATTTACCTAATAGATACATAAGATTTCATGATGCATTCCCTACATCGCTAGGGTCAATCGAATTGGAATCAGGCGCAGATGCCGAACCGGCAGTAGTCAATGTATCATTTAGATTTTCGTATTACGAGATAAAAACCACCTCGTAATTTACTACAAACTGTAGTATAATAGTATATTATGAACTTAGAACAATTGAAAGCAGAATGGGAAAAGGATTGTGAGATAGACGATATCGAACTTGATACGGCATCTTTACATGTACCCAAATTACACGCAAAATACTCAGACCTATTAACCAGTAAAATCTTACTGTTAAAGAAATACAACCAAGACTACAACGAACTACTTAAGTATAAGTGGATGTGGTTCAATGGTAAACTTGACGATGATTTGATTAAAAAGTTTGGTTGGCAAACAGACCCATTTGATGGTCTAAAAATAATGAAAACAGACTTTAATTACTTCTTCAACTCTGATAAAGATTTAGTCGAATTACAAGCTAAGATTGACTATTTACAAGTCACTGTTGACTTTGTAAAGAGATGCATGGATAATATCACATGGAGACATCAAACAATTAAGAACACAATAGAATGGCGTAAGTTCATGGCAGGCCAATAATGAACCTTAAGAAATTCGCAATGATATATCCTAGTTATCTAACTGAACATGAATGTGATACAATTCAAGCATTCTCTGAAAGATATGAAGAGGTTGTATCTGGTACAGGCAATAACGAGAACGATCCAGATGCTGAAAAGTTTCAGAATAATAATCAAGGAAACGTAGATGACAATATCAGACAATCAGATGTCAGATGGTTAATACATAACGAGTTTCCATTCGAGATTTCAGACAAAATAGAAAAAGGAATCAACATGGCGTCAGCTGATGCCGGTTGGTTACATCAATGGGACTATGTAGAACATCATCAATACACGACATATAGACATAGACCAGATGCACGAGTAACTGGAGACTTCTACACATGGCATACAGATTCAAGCGATGAACCGCAATCT